ATCTAATTTATAGTCTCCAACATCATCAGCAACATCAGAAAACATACCTTTTAGATTTTTTGCTGATTTTGAGTCAATTTGATAGTCAATCTTTGGCGCTCTTGCCGTGTAAGCGTCAAAGCCATAAACAGGATTCTTGGCAGATGGAATTGCCATCTCTTTGGGGCCAATCAATGAAATGTCACCAAAGTTCATCATTGGGTTTTCTACATTTGAAACCGCAATAGATGGAACTGGCATACCGCCAACCTTTTCAACATTAGCCAATTTTTGTGGCGAAATATTGTGATGGACAATCATCTCTTTGCCAGCCTCAACGCCAGGCACAAATGACTCTCTAGCTGGAGTCAGCAAACCAACCATATCGTCAAGAGGTTTTGTGCTACCGCCAACTGGTAGACCTTTTGTCGCTTTACCCAATAATCCAGCCACAGGAGCCACAGTTAAAGCCGCTTCCACAGCCTCTGGTCGTGGTCTTGTGGTCATACCCCTACCAGTAGTTAAAGGCTCACCATAAGCCAAACGCTCTGCTGTCTGCTGAACTGCTGGAATCCCCAACAGATTCATCAGCATCTCAGCGGGTGGGTTTTGGTATCCAAATGGCTTGGCGGCGAACTGTTGCGCTTGTTTCAGGCGTTCAGCGAGTAACCCCATGATGGGGTTTTGTTGGGGGGTTGCGCCAATGTAGTCCATAAATCACCATTTGACTTTGTTCGCCCAATAAGCAGCACTCATCTTGCCTTTGGCGATGTTCTCGGCATGACGAGCCTTAAACGCTTCGTTTCTCTTTGAGCCGTCTGGACTGCCTTTAACACCTTGTTGACCAAAACGAATCAGTTTCACCTCGTCACCACTTTTCGCAAGAACCGCATGACTCTTGGTTGGGTGGTTTGGTGTTCTCTTGGGTTTGTTGTAACCAGAGAATGATTCGTTTCCTCGCTTCATGCTAGTTTCTCAACAGGGATAAAGACATTATCAGACCACACTCTCTCAGCGAAAAAGTAGCCCATTCGTTGAATCATTATAGCGATTTCAGCGTCATTCATGCCATTTTTGGCTAGTTTCTTCTGCTCAATAATGATAATCGGGCGGCTACGCATAATCGTATTTCTTGCCCCTCGGAGTGCGTTTTCCTCGAAACCTTCCACATCCAACTGAATAAGGTCAGGGCTGAGATTCAGGCTGTCAATGGTCATCATAGGGATGCCTTCATCAGCTTCTTCAATCTGAAGCGCACCATAATTTTTATCCCCGTCACCATCCACAGACTTACAAAAACCCTCTTTGTCCGAGAGTCCAGCTTTGTAAATCTTCACATTTGGTTCGCTGACATTCCTCTGAAAGCACTCAAAGTTAATGTCGTTTGGCTCAAAAGTCACCACTTCTTTGAAAAGTTGGGCGTAGATTTTCGACCAAACACCACAGTTTCCACCAGCATGAAGGACTAAATTGCGCTCTGGAACCCACTTCACCAAGTCAGGAATGGCGGCTATCTCAACAGGAATCCACTTCCAAGCCTCAATATCGTCTTTAGGCCACCACCAACCATCACGCTGTTCTATGCTTTCCATTCTTCTGCCCTTTCATAACCTTTAGTTGAACCCCAAAATTGGGTAGCGAAACAATGCCCATTTCCCTCATATCTGTAACCAGAAAAATGGTCTCTGGTGAAATAGTGGGAAGGGTAGATTGTCAGGGGATATTCGGTCTCGTGATAGACCTCAGTTATGTGCATCGGCCCCGTCTCAATCCACGCCCTATCTTTTAGGGTTTCTTTCTTTCTGAGGCGCTCAATACACTCACCAAAGAACGGATTTTCAGGAACAGACCCCATTACGCTGACATTTATTAGGCCAGGCCTTCGGGTTTCCTGCTCCCAATGGGCAAAAGCATCAGGCTTTAGTAACCAATCTTCTAAAGGAGAAAGGCAGACAGAATCAGCGTCTAGCGTGATTCCACCTTCGTTATATAGGATTTCATACCGCATCAAGTCAGCCACTCCGCAGAGTTCTCGGCTTTCCTGAATGTGTTTGGCATTGAACCACTTGTTCCCTCTGAGGGCATCGTTCCCCCAAATCTTGACCTCGTAGTCAGGATTGAGGGTTTTCCAAGTGTTTATGCAATGGTCTGGGCGCTTGGTTTCGTCACCAATCCAGACAAAGTGAAGTTTTTTAGAAATCACTTTTTGGCGGTTTTTGCAGCTTCTTTGAAGGCTTTAGCCGTGGGAGCGCCTTTTGTGCCAGGCTTTCTCATCCGTTCAGGTGTTTTACCTGCGGCCTTCTGTTTCTCAATACGCTCACGCTTTGCAGCGATGTTGGCATAGAGACCCTTCATTTTTTAGCCTTGTTCTTAGCTGTGCGCTGACCACGCATTGGCATCTTAGCCTCTGACATGGCGATGGCAATGGCTTGTTTGGGGTTGCTTACTTTTTGGCCTGAAGATGACTTCAGTTTACCAGACTTGTATTCGCCCATGACTTTGCCAATTTTCTTTTGAGATTTACTCATCATATCGTACACCCTTCGTGTAGTTGACGCTTTGCTTTCAAGTATACATTATGCGCTTCTTCAGCGGTTTTGTAATGTCCAAGATAGATTTGTTTTCCTTGACTTGTCAACCTTGCGTAAAACCCATATTTTGATTTTACAGCTCCAAGAATTCCACTTTTGTTGTGTTTTCTTGTTTTCAAAACATTTTCAACATTGCATTTTTGGCTAACGCTTCTTAGGTTTTCAATCCTATTATTAGTCTTATCACCATCAATATGGTCAATGACTTTAGGCCATTCGCCATGCACATAGAACCATGCAAGTCTATGAGTGTAATAATAAGCGCTATCTATGCAGATATTTAAATAGCCATGCGACCTGATGATAGACGCATTTGTTCCAAGTTTTTTCTTGATTGTGTCTCTGTGAATCCAGTAAAAATTACCAGTTTCAGGCTCATAGCGTAGGACTTGACGCAAACGCTCTAAGCTCAGTTTAGAATCTCTGCTAGACATACCAACTCCTTCTCAGTTGTGATGTTAGAAGCGCCCTAAGATTCGCAGTCTTTAGGGCGTTTCGCTTTTTAATCTTCCTCGGCCTCTGACATTACAGGGGCTTTTTCCCAACGGCGGCACACACGAAGGGAGTGACAAATAAATTCCAGCTTATGGCAGTAACCACGACCACCACCATCAGCGTCAAACTCGTCTTGAGGCACGACTTCCATTGCCTCTAAAGTTTCTGGAGCATCATCGAAATACTCGCAGTTAGCACACAGGCGGCGCTTGGCTTGGTCAGGGGAAATACGCCATACATTTGCCAAACCACGCCAGAATTCTGAGTTTGGAGCGTCAACCTTGACAGGGCCGAGCATCTGTGTCTCGACCAATGTGTCACGGGTTTTTGCGTTTGATTCGGTAGTCAGACCTTCGATAACGGGCTTTTCTGCCTCGATTTCTTCAATCTCGATTTTAATTTCGGCAGCAGGGGCCAAGAGTCCAGCCATATAAGCCTTTCAGGGTTTTATCCCATTCTACAAAAAAAGAGGCAGTCCGTAAACCGCCCAAATGTTGGCAACTGCTCAGATTCCCAACACAGATAAGGACTGTAAAACCAGAATATTCGGCAAACATCCTCTGGTGAGATGCGTCAAAGTCACGATTTAATTCGAGTCTCCGCCTAATTCCCAATCCCCATGCGTGTTGGGGGTAGCGCCAACTACCCACCAACTGTTTCTACAACATAGTCGTTTCAACGCTTAAATTTTAACCTCATCAGGCCACAAATCAAGCTCTATCAATCTCTCAATCGTCTTTCTGTGGGCTTTTTCCCACATATCTATCCGTTCTTCTTTTGTGAGTTTTGAACCTTGGTCAAGAATAAAGTGGCATCGGATACACAAAGCCGCTGTGTACTCATCGCTTGCCTTCACGCCTCTTCCTTTACCATGTATCAGACGATTAGAGTGAGCCGCTTGGGTTGAGCCTTCTAGTCCGCAATGCTGACAAGCCAAAGACGCAACATTTTTCAAATGCTTCTTTGAACGGAAATATTTGAACTTAGGTATCATTTTTTACCCAAATAGATAAAGATTGAGCCGTATCACCGAAAGGGAGTTGTGCGATTTTCTGAGAAATGCGCTCTCTTTCCTTTTCTGCCACCAGTTTGGCAAAGCGTTCTAAGAACGCAGGCGTTGCATCAAAGCCCCCCGCTTGCCTAGTCATCTCAATGATTTCATCTTGTGTCATGCTTCACCTCTTGCTCGGATTGCGTTTGCAATATCAACTGCTGTCCCGTTTTGAGCAGGTAAAGAAGTCAGGCTTATGTTCATTGCATAGCGTTGCTTTTCAGCAATTGCAAGGCACGCCTCACGCTCTTTAGCTGCTACCAGTTTGGCAAAACTATCGCAAGCGGAAAAGAACTTAAATCCATCTTTGCCAAGCCCATAAGACATAAGGTCAGATTCCTTAAGCATCGCCTCAAGTTCACTTTGCGTCATAAACCACCCCAAAAGTTAGATTTGTAGTCTTTCCACCTAATTCCACGCTTTATCTCCCATACGACCCGTTTAGAGACCCCATAGCGCTCTGCA